GCACCGGTTGCGGTAGGTGCGTCGATATGGACTCCGTGTTTCCCAAATGAGCAACCCAATATCAGGCAGGGCGGCATACGATCTTACGATCCTACATCAGATTGGATTGCAAAGGTATAGCTTGATTGTGCTCAAGCGCATGAAGTCAAGTCTCGCAATCATGCGACAGGATCTTGAGCGGCAGCTGCGTGACACGCTCGCGGCAGGTGAGAACGCCGAGCGCGAACCCGGTTCCCTGCGCCTGCAAGCGCTCTTGCGACAAGTCGAGCTCACACAAGCCGAAGCACACCGAGCGATCGCGACGCAGTTCGACGCCGACTTAGCCCCTGTGGTCGCTGTGGAGGCTGAGTTCATCTCAAGGCTTGCACAGGCGACCACAGGTATCGAGACAGAACTCTTCGCGCCTGTTATCGGCACGGATGTTCGGCTTGCGACTGTGTCAGCCCCGCAGCTTTACTCGGCCGTCATGTCGAACCCTTTGCAGGGTAAGACATTGCGCGAATGGACTAAGCAACTTGAACTCGGTGATCGTCAACGTGTCCGCCAGCAGATAACTCTCGGGTATCTCGAAGGCGAAAGCGTCCAACAGGTCGTAAAGCGTGTTCGGCAGGTCGGGGGCATCACGGAGCGCGGCGCAGAGACGCTTGCGCGCACCTCTATGACCCATATAAATGCGCGTGCCGTTGAACAGAACGCCAAGGTCAATCCTTCGCTGTTCAAAGAATACCAATGGTTATCTGTTCTCGATAATCGCACAACGGACATCTGTAAAAGTCGCGCAGGCAAGGTCTTCATACATGGATCATCTCCTCTTCCTCCTGCGCACCCTAACTGTCGTTCAACTATCTACAGTCTTGTCCAAGGCGTCAAAGCCCCTGATAACCTCGGCTATGAGACTTGGCTTCGTTCGCAGCCGGATGATGTGGCACGAGACATACTCGGCCAAACCCGCTTTAAGTTGTGGAAGGACGGGACGCCTGTCGAACGCTTCGTGGAAGGGAACCGGTCGCTCACGATCGCGCAACTCAAAGCACGGGACGAGGCTGCATTCGAAAGGGCGATGAAACAATGATTACTGAACTAGACAGTGCCGTATTCGAAGAAACCGACAAGTTCGATGTTTTCGTTTACCGCGGAGCCGAGTTATTCATATGCACCAGCGATGGACGTCGAGTCTTCTGCAAACCTGGTGATCAGGTCACGGTGAGTGAGAATGCCGAGGGTTGGTGTCAAATTGAAGACATCACGCCGGCGCTGTTGCATTGACGGTCGATAATCCGTCACGCTTTCGCGTCATCGAAGGCGGAAAGGGCGAAGCAAAACCCAAGCAAAAGCGAGGCAAGAGTAAAGCAACGGGCACGATGCGCCCTTTCAGTTGCAAGCCTTGCACCAATTCGACATTGATCCGACTGCGAGTTGGGGCCATGGAGACGTCGGGAAAACTTCACGGCGGTGAAGAATGGTGGTGCTGTAGCAGTTGTCAACGCCCGTTTTATAGGATAAAAGGTTTTTCCTAGGTGCCTGGCGAGAGGCCAGGTGCCGTCACGATGGCGAGAGGCCATCATTTAATCACAAGCGAGACGCTATGTGGGACTTTGACGCAGAAGTAGACACCCTGGATGAAGTACCCGAGGAGTTCAAGGGCCTTTACACCGAGGCGGATGGCAAGTTTACGCTCAACGCGAAACTTGTTGTCAAGATCGGTCAGGGTACAGGGGCGAAGATTGGACTTGATCGCGAACGGCTAACTGTCGCCTCGCTCAAGGAAAAGCTTCGAGCATTCAAAGCTATCGGTGAGACGCCGGAAGCTTTGCAGCAGCGTATTACGGAACTCGAAGAAGCAGCAACGGCGTCTCCGGACAAGCAGGCCATCGAAGCAACTATCGCTCGTCGATATGAAGCCAAGATCACCACGCTCACGAACGAGAACACCGAGCTCCGAACTCAGGTCACAACGGTGCGCGGCGAAAGCGATGCCGACTTCCTGAATAACGAGATCGCAAGTGCTATCGCCGCAAGCGACGCACTTCCGAATGCGCTTCGTCCGATCCTGCGAGAGCGTGCTCGTGTTGAGCGCGACGACCAGGGGGTTCGTCGGCTCGTCGTTCGCGACGACAAGGGCGAGGAAGTTCTGACGCCGAGGGGCGAGCCCGTAACGTCGCTGGTGACGTATGCGAGCCTGCTCAAGACGAATGACGAGTACGGATTCGCCTTCAAGGCTGTTGGCACAAGTGGCGGTGGGAGCAATCCTAATCACCAGCGCCAGGGCGGCGGAGGCGCCAAGAATCCGTTCGATCCTAAGACGCTGAACCTCACCGAGGCGCAGGCGTTGATTACCAGCAACCCCGGTCGCGCGAAGCAACTTGCTGAGGCGGTCGGCCACGCAGTAACATGGTGAGCTGAGGCATTCGCCGAGGCGGCCAGTTAGCCACGAAACAGGAGCAGTTGATAAATGGCTACCACCCGCCTCGCGGACCTCGTTTACGGTCCGCTTTTCATGCCGACTGTGCAGATGCGCATCCAGCAGCTCTCGCGCCTGCGCAATTCACCCATCGTTTCGGCTGATGCCGAGATCACCGAGTTCGCGAACGGTCCCGGCGATCTCGTTCAGATGCCATTCTGGAACGATCTGGTTGGCGCTTCGAACGTGTCATCCGACGACCCGGCGCAGACCGCCGTGCCGAACAAGATGACCATGGGCCAGGATATGGCTCGAAAGATTCGGCGTAACAACGGCTGGCAGTCGGCGAATCTCGTCTCGTCCATGCTCGCCATGGACCCCTTGACCGCGGTCGCGAATCTCATTGCCCAGTATTGGGTGCGTGAGGAAGAGCGCATCATGGGCCTGGAGATTAATGGCATCTTCTCGGCCGCGTCCATGGCCGGCAACGTGCTGTCGGTCGCCTCGGAAGCCGGAAATACGACCCCGGTCAATCTCGACGCAACTGTTGCCGCGAACGCCTACGCGCTGCTTGGCGAGTACGGTCAGGTGCTCACGGGCGTGCTCATGCACTCGCGTGTCTACTACAACCTGCGGGCCCAGCGCGCAATCGACAAGTTCAAGGACCCCGCAACGGGTCTCGACTTCGAAACCTGGGACGGCAAGGTCGTCTTCGTTTCCGATGCCATGCGTCGTGTCGCCGGAACGACTTCCGGCTTTAAGTACACGACCATTCTCTTCGGCAATGGCGCGATCGGCTATGCCGAAGCAACCGGTGCCGGCGGGCCTAAGAAGCCCGTCGCCATGGAGGCTTCGGAGTCGGCGGGTAACGGCGAAGGCGTCGAGACGCTTTGGTATCGTCGCCACTGGGTTATGCACCTTCGCGGTGTCGCCTTCACGGGCACTCCGGCATCGACCGCAGGCGTCACGGACGCCGAGCTCGGCCTCGGCACGAACTGGACGCTTAAGTATGATCCGAAGCTGATCCGCGCCGTCGCAGTCGTCACGAACGGCTAATTTATTCGGGGCGACCACAGGGTCGCCCCGCCCCTTTCGGATACTCGTCCCCCTCAACCGCACAAGGATGCTCAATATGAGCGAGTTCAAGACCGAATCCGAGCGTCAGTCGGCCATCGCAGTTGCCGAGCAGCTTTCTCGTCGCGAAGAGTCGCGCATGATCATCCTGCGCTCGAAGCTCACCCAGAACCCGAACGACGCCGGCGCCAAGGAGGCTTTCGACGTTGCCGAGAAGGACTCGATCGAAGCCAATCGTCGACTCGATGAACTGAACGGCATCACCGAGGTCAAGGATCTTTCGGGCGCCGTGCGCGGCCTGAGCGACAGCGCTGGCAATTTCGCACCGAACATCGCCGTCGCTCAGGCGGGCGGCACCGGAGTCGCGGCGTCTAACAGCGTCGCCGGTTCCGAGCAGCAGGCGAGTGATCCCGGCCAGGTTCAAACGCCTGCTGCGGCGACGGCTGAGCAGGCGAAGCTTGCCGCTGAAGAGGCAGTCAAGGCCGCCGAGCAGGCGAAGCAGACCGAGGCAGACGCGGCGAAGCAGACTGCCCCTGCAGCTGCGCCTGCCACCCCTGTGGCCGCGAAGAAGTAAGGACTCGGCTCAATGGCATACGCGGTTCGCGAGGACATCATAGCGCTGCACGGTCAGCGTTTTGTAGACGACCTCGCGGATCGCGATGCTGTGCCGGGCGCTGAGAACTCAGCTGTTGACGCAGCGCTTTCCGCGGCGGCGTCTGAGATCGATGCCTATCTGAGTGTGCGTTATGTGACCCCTGTCGTGGTCGTCCCTGCACCCGAGATGGTGAAGATCGCCAATATCGAAATTGCAGTCTATCGTCTCGCAAACCGCGGATCGACTGTTACCGAAGACATTCGCAAGCGATACGAAGACATGATCGCTTTGCTTAAGTTGATCGCAGCAGGCAAAGCCAACATCGGTGTTCCCGCGATCGATAACGGCGCAGAAGAGCCTGTCGCTGACAACTTCATAGTTCCCATGGCGGCATTCGGTCGCTCGACCCGCGTATGAGCAACGTCCGGATCGATATCGAGGCCGAGCTCGCGCTTTCCGCTCTCAATCGGTTTGCCCAGATCGGCACGCACTCTCTCCTGGAGGTGCTTGGTGCGCTCGTTGAAGGTCAGACAAAGCGTCGCATCAGCTCTGAAAAAAGTTCACCCGATGGCGTGCCGTGGGCACCCCTCGCCCCTTTGACGGTCAAGGCTCGCCGTAAAGGATCAAACTCTCCCCTTACCGATACCGGTCGCCTCCTGGGTTCCATTTCACACACAGTCGCAGGCAATACGGCGGTCGTCGGAACGAACGTATTTTATGCCCCGTACCATCAATACGGGGTCGAGGGTATTAAGCCCAAGAAGGGCAAAAAGCTGCGCGTACCTCTCGCTGGAGGGGGCGCGGCATTCATTGGCGGGTCCTCGATACCGGCCCGCCCCTTCATGGGCGTGTCCGATGCCAATATGGCTGAGATTCGCGCGGCTGTTGACGCATGGGTCACGGGGGCTTTCGATGGCTGACGGCAAGATTTACGAAGCGCAGGTCGCGATCCAGACATATTTGGAATCTAAGCTACAAGACATTAGACGCATCGATCTTTTCGAGGGCGTTTTTGATGACGACGAGCTAAAGCGCTTCATAACTGCACCCGATTCCCTTCGGTTGTCGTTTCTCGGTGCGGCGAACATCGATCGAATGCCAGGTGGCGAGCTTGTGCTGATGGCATCCTTCGGCATTTACAGCGTCACGGTTGGCGGGAGCAAGACACGCGACGCGATCAACCGGATGGAGGCTTGTGTTGCCCTGCTCTCGGGCGCGGGTATCGGTGAGGACGAGGGGTTCGGTGTTCCCTATACGATGCCCGTTGTCATTGGCGAGATTCAAAACCTCTACACGAAGGACGCGGGTGTGAGGGGTGTTGCCATCTACGCAATGTCCTTTGTTGTGCCAATCCTTGTTGGACAGGCTGTGTTCGCAAACGATCTTGCAAACTACGATCCGACGACATGGCAGCTTAGCGGCTATGATGGCAGCCAGTTGGAGTTGCTGTATCCGACCGAAACGGAGACGTGATATGCCGCGGCTCGATCGCATAGTCGCTCAGCTGGCAGGTGAACTGCATCGCACGCTCTCTCGTGTTTCAAAGATGCGCAGGCCCGGTGTCGTGTCGCACTACGATCCCCAGAAACACATGGCACGCGCCTGCCTCAACACGGGCGACGAAGAGCCCTTTCTCACCCCTTGGTCTCGCATAGACGAGGCATCGGGCTCGCATACATCGCGCACGACGTTGACTGTAGGGCAAACCGTTTGGGTCAACTGTCCCAATGGCGACATTCGAGGATGTACGATCAGCGCAGGGGCGTATAGCGACGACTACAAATCTTCGTCGCAGGCGGCCGAAGAAACACGCTTCGAACGGGACGACGTTAGGGTTGCCATTCGACCGGATGGGGGTGAACTCTCGATGGGAGACGTTCAGCTCACGGTGAGCAAGGGCAAGGCACAAATGAAAATTGGTAACGAGTTCGTGAAGATTGAGGAGGGTAAAATCTCAACCTTCACAGCCGGCACGGCGAGCTTTGACTGATGCCACTCGTCGTTCGCCTCGGTGATACGGGATCGCACGGCGGGGCCGTCACAACGTCGGCGACCAAGCACGTATTCGAGGGTAGTCTGTGCGCGCGGGTTGGCGACACATACTCGTGTCCGATCCACGGGCCGAATCCGATCATTACCGGCTCTCCTAAGTATCAATGCGAAGGGGCGCCAATCGCTCGGGATGGTGATATGACAGCATGCGGGGCCTCCCTGATTTCAGGCGCTCACAAGTATTCATTCAGCTGAGGGTCGGCCATGCGATACACAATTACCGATGCTGCGCCCGAAGAAGTCGG